CTCGCTGGCAAGCATAAGAGCAAAAGAAGATGCCGCTTTTGCATCGCTTGATTTGATAGGGATATTTCTGGATTGTTTTGCCGCAGTGTCCGCAGGCGACTAATGTATTCATGTCTCTATTATACCACGGCGGGTCATATAGGCAAGACATTGGTCGCTATCGAGCGCTGGGCCGAGATGACCAACGGCACACCGGAGCTGATGGGGTAGATGCGCGAATCAACGATGTTTGACGAAGGGGGCAAGGGTGGCAGGTAAGGAGCGCTATAAGGCGCAGCAGTTTATTGACGCAATGCCTAGATCTGGCGCAATAGTGAGTTCTATTGCCAAGGCTGTCGGCTGCACCTGGCACACGGCGCGCAAGTATATCGACGGCTACCCGACAGTCCGCGAGGCATACGAGGCAGAGCGTGAGCGCATTCTAGACATCGCGGAAAACGTCATCATCGGCAACATCATGGCGTCGAATCATAAGCAGGCAGAGGCGGTTAAGCGCGGGCCTGACGGCAAGCCTGGAGAGCCTATAATCGTGGACACCGCTGATGTGCGCTGGTATTTGGCGATGAAGGGGCGGGAGCGCGGATATGTCAAGAGTGAGGCGCGCGAGCTGACCGGCAAGGACGGCGGACCTATGGAGATAACGAATGTTGAGCTTACCGATGCTGAGCGAGCGGCAGGCATTGATGCCATTTTTGACGCCGCAAGAGCGCGCAGAGATCGACAGGATGGTGAGGCAGGGATGGCTGCGAATCCATCCAGCGTGCCCGGAACCACATGACAAGCAACGCGGGCTGGTTGAATCTACCGCCATTCGCAAAGTCATTGTCGCCGGTAGACGTGGCGGCAAGACTACCGGCATGGCAATCCTGGCCTCGCGAGGCTTGCAGCGCGGCTGCCGCGTACTCTATGCGGGACCAACTGCAGAGCAGACGGACCGCTTCTGGTATGCGGTGCGGCACTACTATCAAGAGGACGTCGCCGCGGGGCGATTGGTCAAGAGCGAAACCAAGCGCATACTTGAAGAGCCGGGCGTTGATGAGAACGCACCGCGTGTCAGGTGCAAGACGGCGTTCAACGCGGACACCCTGAGAGGCGATTGGGGCAACCTGATTCTGTTGGATGAGTATAGTCTGATGTCGCCGGACGTTGATGAGGTGGTGCTGCCGATGCTCCTAGACCGTGGCGGTGTCATTGTCTATGGCGGCACGCCGAAGCGCAAGAACCACTTTTTCAAGAAGTACGCGCAGGCAATAGCCGACACAACCGGACGCTGGGCGGCGTGGCATTTCACCAGCCATGACAATCCATTCTTGGACGCGGTGACGCTGGCAGAGATAAGCCAGGACTTGACAGAAGACGGCTACAAGCAAGAGATAATGGCCGAGTTCCTGGAGGGTGAGGGCGCTGTATTCCGCAACATCGCGGCGTGCCTACACGCAGACCGGGCACCGGTGACGGGCCATCACAGGGCGCATCGTGTTGTAGCCGGCGTTGATTGGGCCAAACAGGCGGACTACACTTCTATCAGCGTGGTATGCGCTGATTGCCGACAGGAGCTGGCGCTGGACAGGTTCAACCAGATTGACTATGTATTTCAGCGAGGGCGACTCAAGGCACTCGCGGACAAGTGGCACGTTGACGATATTCTCGCAGAGGAAAATGCCATTGGTGTGCCAATAATTGAGCAGCTACAACGCGACGGACTTCCGGTGCGTCCGTTTATGACGACGGCCTCCAGCAAGCCTCCGCTGATCGAGTCGCTGGCCCTGGCCTTCGAGCGCGAGGAAGTGCAGTGGCTGGATAACACAGTAGCGACGATGGAGCTGGAAGCCTATGAGCGGAAGGTGAGCCCAACGACTGGCCGCAGCAGCTACAGCGCACCGGAAGGGCTGCACGATGACACGGTAATCGCGCGGGCGCTGGCGAATCACGCGCGACTGGGGGCGGTGGGTGGGCCATCATTTGTGTACTAGCAGGGGGAATGAATGATTGATCTTGATTTGGTCTACGCGGCATATCAGGCAGAGGAAGAAGAGACGCGCCAGAAGAACATCATCGTGGCCCGTAACTACTATGCCGGCGAGCAGAATACGAAGATGAGCAAGCGCCAGCAGGAGTTCATCGGCTACAACCTTGCCAATGAGCGCTTTGCCATCAACTACTGCGCGCCGGTGGTTGACGCCGTGGTAGAGCGGATGATCGTGTCCGGCTTCCTCAGCGACGATGAGGACTATGCCGCGTGGTGCTGGGACGTCTGGGAGCACAACCGCATGGATGCCAAGCAACGGGACACGCATCAACAGGCGGTGAATGAGGTCGAGGCGTTCGTCGCCGTGGATTGGCCGGAGGGGGACGACATGCCGACCTTCACGCCCTATCCGCGGTACACCGACCGCCAGCTTGACGGTGGCACCGGCTTCGGCTGCAAGGCCCACTACGTCGAGAACGACCCCAATCAGGAGCTGGAGGCCGTCAGCAAGCGGTGGTACGAGACGTACCGTGATGAGAAGAAGCAGACCAAGGTCCGCGAGCGCATGAGCATCTACTTTCCAGACCGTATTGAGCGCTATGTCGCCGTTACCGAGGGCCGCTTGCACAATGCCGGCTGGGAGCCGTTCGCAGACGAAGAGGGCGAAGCGGTTATCCCCCGGGTGACTGCTGCCGGCAAGCCTCTTGGCATCCCCATCGCGCCCATTCGCAAGCCTGGCGCCTTCGAGCTATGGGACGCGATACCGCTGCAGGATCTCATCAACAAGACCGCGCTTGACATTATCGCTACAGCGGATGCGTGCGGGTTTCCTATCCGGCTCACATACAATTGGATGGCTACGACAGACGGCAAGGCGCCCGAGGATGACGGCGGGAACTACCTGACAATGACGCCCGGCGCGTGGGTCGCCGTGCGTCCTGGAGGCGGCGCTGATGCATCAACAGATGTGCTCCCACCTGCTGACCTCATTCCGATGCTGGCGGCGCTGGACTCGTACATCATGAAGCTGGCGCAGGTGACAGACACGCCGGCGGCGCGCTTCCAGATCACCGGGCAGATTGCGGCTGAGGGCACGCTGAAACAGCAGGAGGGCCCGCTACTGGCAAAGGTGCGCGCGTACAAGACGCTGGTCGGCAACGGGTGGGAGAACCTGTTTACCATCACCCGCAACCTGTCCGCTCTGCACGGCAAGACGTTCGCTGATGACGTGACGGTTGAGGCGCAATGGGAGCCGTCAGAGACGCGGGATGACAAGACGCTCGGAGAAACGCTGTTGGCAAAAATGCAGACCGGCGTGCCACGCGAAACGCTGTGGAGCGAGTGGGGCTATGACGCTGATGAGATCGCTAAAATGAAGGCGCAATCCGCTGAGGAGCTGCAGGAGCAGAGCAACATCGGCGGGGCGCTGCTGAGGCAGTTTGAGCAGGGCGGCGTAGTTTGACTTGGGCGCTGATTTCGTGTAAAATGTAGATGTACGGTATCGCAGGCTTTTGAAAGGAGCAAGGCGATGAATGAGACGTTGTTCGATGTGATAGCATCCAGCAAATCAAAATGGCTGGATGCACATCTGAATCTTGTGGAATCAGTTACACTAGAGGGCGCCGGGCTCCACGGGCTAGAGCTAGGCCTCTACCGCATTGCCCTGATGCGAGTGGGGACTGCCCCCAAGCCCAAGCCAGAGCGCCCCTTCCTCTGGGACCCCGTGTGGACTGACGAATACCGCGACTCGGTTGGGGTCGTCAAGCCCAAGCCAGTAGAACCGCCCTCATGGGATGACTTGCCCGACTGGGCAGACTGGAGAGCGCAAGATTATACCGGCGCGTGGTGGGTATATGAGAATAAACCAGCCCAGTTTGACGGCATATTCGGCGTGGTCTCAGGGAAAACCAAGCACCTCCTCAGCCATATGTCCAGCCCCAACTGGCGCGATACGCTCGAACAGCGCCCGGCGCCCGAGCCGCTATGCCCTGTATGCGGGAAGCCCGCGAGCGAACACCCTGACGGGCTATTCTGCTGCGGGCACTGCAAAGGGCGCGCAAAGCACAAGACAAAGCGCGCTGGTAAGTTTGCAGGCTATCATCGCGTCTTCTGCACTGAATGTGGTGCAAGAACGACGTTGTGGAGTGATGGCAGTCTTGCCCGAGCGGCCTGGAACCGGAGGGCGTGATGGAAGAGCCCATAGCCTGGACGATGGACTACGTTACTGGCGAATGGACCGAAGACAGGCAGGTGCCCCAAGTGTGGGCGCGCGTTCCTGGTCATAGCAACACTAGCCATTCTGGAGGTGACGTGATGGCGACAAGGACGGTGACAGCAGATATGCCGACACTGATGGGCAAGTATTTCAGTATCACTCTCAAGGTGAAGCGTAGGCGGCGTGTAAGCATTGGTTTGTGGCTGATACGGATTGGCGCGTGGATGTCTGGGGTTGGCATAGAAGTTGTGGAAGCGCCGTAGCCCATGCC